AGCTCAAATGCAATCTCAGATGGTGGGTAAAATGGCAGAACGTGCCGTGAGCAACCCTGAGATTGTTAAACAAGTGAGCGAAAGTCTTCAACAGAATCAACAACAACAAGGACAATAATGCCACAAGGTAAAGGTACGTATGGGAGTAAAAGAGGAAGACCTCCCATGAAAACACTAAGTGAAACCAATACTAAAGATTCTTTACTTAGCAAATTTAAAGACTTTATGTCTCTTAAAAACATTAATAAACGTGTACAAGAGGCAGCAAAGACACCTAAAAGAGAAAAAATTGTAAAGGTACAAGCAGGTAAACCAAAAAAAGGATCACCTGAATATGCTAAACAATTTAAAAAAGAATTTATGGCTGCTAGAAGAGCAGGAAAAGATAGTTTTGTTTTTAGTTTAGATGGAGAAAGAAAAACAACTCAACGTCAAGATGAGTTAGATAAATTAGAAAAAGTAGGTCCAAATCAAGATATGGGTAAAGCGTATAGAGAAATACGAGTTAAAACTGGTGACTTTGGTAAAGGTAAAAGTAAGAGTAAATCAAAAACAAAAAGTAAAAAATAAAAAGAAAGAGTAAGAATGGTGGATGCAGTTCAAACTCATAATGCTGATGATGCACAGCACATAGAATCAGCCGAGCATGTACAGGAGATGCTCGATAAAGTAGAAGGTGTCGAACAAACAGATGATAGACCAGAGTGGTTACCTGAAAAGTTTAGTTCCGCTGAGGAACTAGCTGAAGCATACCAAAATCTAGAACAAGAGTTTCACACTCGTAACCAAGAGGAACCTCAGCAATACTATGAGGAATCTCAGGAAGCACAAGAATACCAAGAAGGAGATCAAGTTACTTCTAATAATGTAGACTCGTTTCTAGAAGGGTATGGTTTAGACTATCAAAAGTTTGAACAAGAATTTAATGAAACTGGTGGACTCTCTGATGCAGCTTATCAAGCATTAGATGAAGCAGGGATACCATCAGAAATGGTAGATAACTATCTTGAAGGTCAACTAGCAATGGCTGAACAGATAGAGTCAAGTGTGTATGACTCAGTTGGTGGTGAAGAGAACTATCAAGCGATGACAGAGTGGGCATCAGATAATTTAAATGAATATGAAGTAGATGCTTTTAATCACATGATAGAATCTGGAGACAACAACTTAGTCAACTTTGCCGTTCAAGGTTTAGCATCGAGGTTTATGCTAGAGAACCAGAGTACTGAACCTAACCTAATCTCAGGTAGTGGAGGGCAATCTTTAGGTAGTCGTTATGAGTCCGTACAACAACTAACGTCTGCCATGAGTGACCCTCGGTATCATTCAGACCCTGCATACCGAAGGGAAGTAACAGATCGTCTTTCACGATCAAATATAATGTAACATTAAGCAGAATTATCCGTACTCAAGATATTAGACTTTGCCCCTTGCGAGGGAGAACCTAGTACGAACTCTTGTTTACCAGGATGTATGCACATGTGTACATACTTAACCATAAACAAGAAAGGTAATAATGCCTGATTTTCAAAGTGCTGCTGGCGAATATACGTCTATTCGTAGTGGTACCCGTAACGTAGGTTCCACCATTGATGGTGGTTCCGATCCTAGAGAACTATTTCTCAAACTCTATGCAGGTGAGGTCATGACTGCGTTCCAGACTAGGAACGTAATGATGCCTCTCGGTAGAGTGAGAACCATTTCAAAAGGTAAGGAAGCCCAATTTATCATGACTGGTAAATATAGGGATGCTGCTTACCATACCCCTGGAAATCGTATTGCACCTGATGCAAACGCAAAACACTCAGAGAGACTCGTCACCATTGATGACCTCTTGATTAACGCTCAGTTTATCCCTAGTATTGATGAAGCAATTCAGCATTACGATGTGAGGAATGTGTACACTCAGGAAGCAGGATATGGTTTATCTAAAGTAGCTGATCAGAACATTTTACGTGTTCTTACCAAGGCTTCTTTAGCAACTAACGTAGAACGTGCTTCTAAGTTGATCAATAATTATAAAACATTTGATCAGGAAGACTTTTCTGCAAACATTACCATTGGTGCTACTGCTGATGGAAGTGACTCACGAAAACCTCAATTTATCGTTAAAGCCATTATGGATGCAAGACGAGAACTTGAGAAAATCGGAGCACCTCTTGATGGATTAGTTTGTATTATGAGCACTGACTCATACTATGATCTTTTCGATAGTACCTCTAGTTCAGCAACTGATCTTGCTGTATTCAATAGAGACTTTGGTGGAACAGGTTCGATTGGAGCTATGCAATTACCAACAATTGCAGGTATTCCAGTTGTAACCACACCTCACTTTGGTTCCTATAATTCAGCAGGAAGTTGGTCTAATTCAATCTTTTCTGATCTCTCTACGGCAGGAGCAACAGGACAAGCATCTACTGGTCCTACTCCTATTTCTGGTGAGTCAGGAAGAGATAAGGCATACGATATTACTAATAATCAAGATGCCGATTATGATGCATCAGCTTCTGCTGGTTCTACAACAGGTGCCGATGGAGGTACTGATGCCGATGGAGCTTCTGTAGATCTTAAAGCTGAAGTATCTAAAATTCGTTTCTTCGTCATGTCCAAAGACGCTGTAGCAACTGTTAAGCTCATGGACTTGGCTGTTGAATCAGAGTACCAGATTGACCGACAAGGTACTCTAATCGTGTCCAAATATGCGATGGGACACGATGTACTCCGTCCTGCTATGGCAGTAGCTTGTATGTCAACACATGCAACTGGCTAATTAAGGACTGCATCCATTTTAAGGGCATCAAGTGTTCGGGCTTGCTCTGCCCTTTTCATTACTATGAATAATATACTAAAACAAATGAAAATCCCTGATGAGCCTGACTTTGAAGGGAAGAAAAAGAAGCAACTCAAGGGGATGCCTAAGTGGATGCTTAACCCTGAGATAGAAGATTACTTAACTCCTGAACAAAAAAAGAAATATAGGGAGGCTAAAAAGATGTATAAAAAAAGAAAAAAATCACAGAAAAGTAAGAAGTACGCATAATGGCTATATTACAACCCACCAGTAGATTAGATGCAGTTAACGTAATGCTCAGTAGTATTGGTGAAGCACCAGTTAACTCTCTTACATCAGGATTAGAAGATGCTGAGTTAGCCGAAACTATTCTAGAAAGTGTTAATCGTGAAACTCAAAGTAAGGGTTGGATATTTAATACAGATTTAAAAATTAAACTAACTAGAAACGTATCTAACAATCATATAGAACTACCTAATAATTATATAAGAGTAGATACTAGAAATCTATTAAGATCTTCTAAAAAAGATATAGTTGAAAGAGGACGTAAATTATATGATAGAATATCTAATAGTTATGTATTTTCTGATGATATAGTAGTTGATGCAGTTATTCTTTTAGATTTTGCTGATATACCTGAAGTAGCTAGAAGATACATTACTATTCGTTCTGCACGTATCTTTCAAGATAGAGTTTTAAGTTCCCCTAATATACACGGGTTTCAAATGCAGGATGAACAACAGGCATTTATCGAACTACAAGATTATCAAGCAGAGACTGCTGACTTTAATATCTTTGATAACTACGACACCTTTGCTCCATTAGATAGAAACATTCATAGTGAGCATTATATAACCAATACACTTACCGAAACATCATCATAATATGCCGTTAGTATCTGGAGCTATCCCTAACTTAATCAATGGTGTGTCACAACAACCACCATCGTTAAGACTACCTACCCAAGGGGAGATCCAAGAGAATGGTTTATCTTCGGTTGTACGTGGATTAGAGAAGAGACCTGGGACTCAGCATATAAGTGAGATTGATAATAACTTTAATGATACTACTGCATTTATTCATACGATACAGAGGGATGAAGAAGAAGCATACGTAGCAGTATTATCAGATCAGAGTATTAAAGTATTTGATTTAGTAGGTAAGTATGTACCTAAAGGTGGATCTACTGCTCAAGCAGGTAATGAGATACCAGTATATCGAGATACGTCTTTTAATCCTCTACAAAGTGCTCAATTAAATTATTTAGATGTACCTTCAACCTCTACTGCACAAGCAACCTTTGGTGCTACCACTGTTGCTGACTTTACGTTTCTTTTAAATAGAAGTAAGACCATTACCAAAGGTTCTACTTATTCACACCAAAGACCATACGAAGCATACGTCTATGTAAAGAATGGTGACTATAAGTCTAAGTACTCTATAACTGTATCAATGGAAGTAAATAATGTTGTATATAAATTTACTTCTACTGCTGAAACACCTGATGGTGTAATTAAGAGTAATACTATAAATGCACAAAGTGCTAGTCCAGAAACTACTCAACTTAACAATCAAGGAGCAGTTAGTACAAAACGTATAGCTAGTTCATTAGCTTATGGAGCTTCTGGATTAAATGCAGGCACTGATGTTATCACTGATATTACTGCTGTTAATGCACTCGGAAGTACATCAACTGCATTAAGTACTAATATTAATGATGCAACTAAATGGAAAAAACCTAATGGAACTGCTGCTGCTGAAACAGACATAGGTAGCGGTGCTGGATCACCAGGAGACTATGTTTCTTCATTTAGTGTGAAATACAATGCTGATGATAACTTTATATACATATATTCTTCTGGAACAAATAAAATAAGTTTTGATGTAGAAGTATCTGATAGTCGTGGCGGTGAAGATATAGATGTATTTGTAGGACATGAACAAGTATCCTCCTTTGGTAAACTACCTGCTACCTTACCTGAAGATGCAAAGAAAGGTTGGGATGGTACTCAGTTTACTAATACAGGAACAGGATTTACTATTAAGGTAGGAGGTGATAACCAAAAGGCACAGGATGATTACTATGTGTATTGGAATGGTAAGACTTGGAAAGAGACACTACTACCGAGGTATGCTGGTGAAACTTCAGATGATTACAAAACTAGCTTTGATGCTAGTACGATGCCTCACCAATTAAAGAAACAGTTTCATAATAATCAAGTATACTTTGTGTTAGAACAGTCACCTTGGTTATCACGTACTGTTGGTGACATAGATAGCAACCCATTTCCTTCTTTTACAGACTTTGAGATTAACGATATATTTTTTCATAGAAATCGTTTAGGTTTCTTGAGTGACGAGAATGTAATCTTTAGTGAGTCTGGTGGGTTCTACAATCTCTTTGTAACTACAACCTTAACTATCTTAGATAGTGAACCAATCGATGTTGCAGTATCAAATAATCAGGTATCCATATTACGACATGCAATTCCTTTCAACGAAAGTCTTCTTATTTTCTCAGACTTACAGCAATTTAAGGTATCCGCAGGAGAACTACTAACACCTACTACTGTTTCTATTGATGTAGCTACTAACTTTGAGACAGACACTACTGCTAAACCAGTACCAGCAGGTAGGTATGTTTACTTTCCTTTTACACGAGGTAACTTCTCAGGTGTACGTGAGTACTTCTTAGATATCTCTACGGAGACCTCAGATGCACAAGAGGTAACCGCACATGTACCTGAGTACATCGAAGGTAACATCTTACAACTAGCTAGTTCTTCTAATGAAGAGATATTACTAGCATTAGGAGATACAGATAGAAAGAGTATATACGTATATAAATACTTTTGGTCAGGTGCAGAGAAACTACAGTCATCATGGTCTAAGTGGACTTTCGATGCTAATGTACTCTCTATGTCTATTTTAGGATCAGATGTATTTTTATTATTTAAACGTGGTACTAGTCTATTCTTAGAGAAACTTACGTTATCTACAGATCCTGCATCATCAGTAATGGATGATAATCAAAGTATACATTTAGATCGAAGGGTAGAACTTAAGACAGGAGGTACTACATCATTACCTTATACTGATAATACTGCACAATACATATTGGAGACAGGTAAGATCATTACTTCGAGTGATGTTGCTACACAACTAGCAGCAGGTAAATCAGTATTTGCAGGTATACCCTTTACATTTAAGTATCGTGTAAGTGAACAGGTACATAAACAAAATGATATTACTGTTGAGATCGCTAGGTTACAGATACGTAATATGTCGTTTAACTTTAGTGACTCAGGGTTCTTTGAAGTAATAGTATCTCCTTTACCTACTTCAAGTAGAAGTTCTCGAACTAACACATTTAGTGGTGTAACCATTGGTACTACACAATTAAACAAACAAACATTACAGAACGGAACTTTTAGAGTACCTATATTATCCAAGAGTGATAACGTGACTATAGAGATACAAAACGCAAAACATTTGCCATGTAGATTTCAATCAGCAGAGTACGAAGGGTTCTTAGTAGTACGTTCTCCGAGGAGTTAAAATATGGGAGCATTTGCAGCTTATGCAGCAGCAGCACAATTAGTTATTACTATTGCTGCTATTTCTAAACAGCAAGAAGCACAGAAAGCACAAATAGCTAATGCTAATAAAATTGCTCAAGAGAACGCACGTTTAGCTAATGAGTCTTATAAAAACTCAATGGCACAGATAGCTGAAAAGAATAGAGCACTAAAGGCTGCTGAAAATCAACAACTAGAACAAGCAGGTAACTTAGCATTAGAACAAGAAGTAGAAGCACTTAAAGCAACTGGTACATCTATTACTGCGAGTGGTGAAGCAGGTGTTGAAGGTATATCACCAGGAATGCAAATAAGTGATTTAGAGAGACAATCGATAAATAATCTTAATGCAATCAATCGTAACTTAGATACTAGTTTAGGTAACATAGGTAGGCAACGAAAGAACTTAGCATTTAGTGCTGATAGTGCTTACTATAGTGCTTTAAATCAAGTTAACTCTATGCAAATGCAACGTCCATTTGATCCAATGGCAGGAGCACTTCAGTACGCATCAGGTGCATTAGATGCAGGAACTACTTATTATAAATTAGGTGGTAGAGTTGGAGATGATCCAAATACTGCTGAAAAAGAATCATGGTATAACTTATATCAAAAGGTTTAATGGCTCGTGATAGAAAAATTAGGTTGCGACCTATACAAGCCACAACTCAGG